ATGTGCGAGCTCTTTCATTTTTTTGACCGACTATATTTGTATTGCATAGGGGTTCATGAGACATTCGGTAGCGTAATACCTCGAACGAAAGTAGGGGAAGCTGATGCGAAGCGAGAACACCCACCTGGCGTTTTAGCGGGTTCAATACACGGAAGAGCATACGGCATTCAATCAGTGTTTTTTTGCTATCCAGCAGACCTTAATAGAGGGTAAGAAGTGCGGTTTTAAGCGATTCTTTAAAAAATGATACCCACCAGAACCCATTAGAACCAAACGAACTCGTAATAAATCTCGTAATAAAAAAATAGTAAATTTTTGTCAGGCAAGGGGCTGTATATCTCGGATATACGGCTTTTTTATTTCGTCTCTTTTTTAGGAACTCGTAATAAAATGATTTTTCTATTCCCACGGTTGAGCGATTCTTGTTTTTGGAAATATGTTTAAGCTATTTTTTTATATATGTTATTGCAAAAAACAGCCCTTTTTCTCCCTGTGTTCAAGTGATTAAAAATATCTTCGCCATTGATGTTAAGCCATTCTTACTAAGAAAAAAAGTTTTTCAGAACTTTGTACACTTGGAAAAAGCTATACTCAATCGGTTCTTTTTATAAGTTTTGAAATACTTGAGAAGTGGGGGGATACCTAACTGACAGCCCATAGTTTACTGTCTGTGAGCTTTTAATATGTTTTGCGGTAAATTATATTCAATCAACCTCACGCGCGTGCTGTGCTTTGATATAAGGCATGAGGGCAAACAAAAAAGCACCCCCACAATTAGAGATACTTTCCTGCATTATCATACCATGCGCATTTCTGCGTCTTTTTTTTATAAGACTATTATATCATACTTTAGATATAATTTCCTTAGCTTTCTTCATGACATTGCCTGTCTTAGCTGTTATCTGATAAGCTGATAGTCCTGTGCGTTTTGTAGTCTCTGCGATACTTAATAACTCAACGTATCTCAAACATAGTAATGCTATGCTGTCAGTATCTACTGAATCAAATAGCTCATCAAGATTATCTAATAATTTAAGAAGCCTTGGTAAGTTGCCTGGTTCAGCTCCTATCTTTTCAATATAAGATTTTCTGCTTTGAGCGCTTAGGTATAACGTTCCTCTAAGATACCACCTTATAACGTCTTTGGGCTTACCCCAATAATATCTAATTGCCATGATTATCCCTCATCTCTACTTGCTAAGATTCTAAGTTCTTCCTCTGTTAGGTTCTCAAAAGGGTTACTAACTTTTAAATTCCCTTTGATATTAATGTCTTGTGCAAGCGGGTAACGTTTTAAGATTTCAGCGCTCGCCCTAATGATTTGATTAGTATCGGGGCGCTTCTCTATGGTGTCGCCCTCTGCTGTTGTGGCTTGCTCTGTATGCTCTCCGCGGACTATCTTAGTCAATATGGCCAGAGTTTCCTCTGCGGTCGCTATGGCATTGTTTGAAATGTCTTTTAACTTGCTATCAATGTATTTTTTTAAGTCAGGTTTAGTCAGGTTTTCGGCTCCTATCGACTTCGCTGTTTTTTGGCTGTACCCTGCATTAATAGCCGACTGTGTGGCGTTTCCTGTTTTAATATATTCATCGCAAAATTTCCGCTGTTTAGGTGTCATTCTTCGCTCCTTTCTGTTTGTATATCTTGTCTTGATTATAGCAAAGTAAAATGACAAGTTTTGACAAGTTTTTATTTCCATATAACGACTAAAAGCCCAGTCATTGACTAGGCATTTTTATTTATTCTTCTAATTCAAATCCGATGAGTTCCGCGATATTATCCAAGGCTTGTACATTCATATCTACTAAATCAGACAATCTGATAATAGTTCCGTCTGTATATCTTGGAATATGGTTAGGGTCTGCGGTAACCATTGAATCGTTAAGTAAGTATAAGTCTTGTAACTGTGCTTTAAGTGCCAGCTCTTGCGGTTTATTCTCGCTCTCTGCTGATAAGCTCATTTCATTCAATCCTAACGCTTTAATTAAACGCTCGATACTATCAGTTAGTAAGTCCGCGAAAACTTGCGTGTCATTGCCTGATATTTCATGAGGTGCAAAGGTCAGTTCTTGCATTTCCTCAATGATTGATTTTACTGTTTCTTGTGGCTCGTCTTCCTGTGTTTCTGTCAGTTCGTCCACAGATAAGCCCAAAACTTCTGTAAGTTTGACTAGGTTCTCGCGCAATCCTTCCGCTAAGTCTTTCTGAGTGGCTGGAGTTTCGTTTGCTCCCTCAATATTAATCAATTTTGAAGTGGGTTCTGAAAGTTCACTTGTAAGTGTAAAAAGGTTAGATAAGATTGTTTTTGTATTTTGGCTCATTTTATTTTCTCCGATTTTTCTATGTAGTAATTTGTAGTATTTTTTATGACAACATTTGTCAACACTTCAATTTGTCGGACAGCGTGCTTTTTTCATGTTTTTATTTCCTCTGATAAATTCCTAGCGAGTAGGTGTTTTTTCGGTAACAGAGTAACAGATACCTATAAATGGCTTAACCATAAGGTTAAAGCTGTTACTTCTAACAGTAACGTGTTACCGAACTACAGTTACATTATTTATTTACACCTCAAATCCGGCTAATATAGCACCAGCAACTAAGCCTGACATGATTTCTTTGTCTGTCAGTCCTTGCTTTTCTGCTTCATCAAGAACTTTTCCAAGTTCTTCAATTTCTTTATCATTCATAATATTTTCCTTTTTCTATATAATTCCTAGCGAAGTAGGAAAAGTACGGTATCACGGTAACAACACTCCATAAATAGCTTAACCACGCAGTTTTAATTGTTACCACCGACGGTAACACGTTACCGAACTACGGTATCATTTTCGTTTTTTCTTGCGTTGATAACCTTTTGACAGTCGTTTGTGCTTATCGTCGTCCCAATGAAAGAGCCGTCTAAAAAGTTCGTACTCCTCTGCTCGGTGCAAATCTACGGCTCGATTAAAACCTGCGGTATGTGGTCTTTGAGTTGTTTTTTCCCATTCCTTTTTAATGTGGTCAGGTAATTTAAGCTCAAACTCTCGCTTAGTAAATGGCTTCACTCCCTCATCTTCGCACCATGCACGATATAAGGCACTTAGAAAAGTAGTCGGTAGAAAATCACTAACAAATTCCTCAAACATATCATTTACAAAAGCCAATACATTGTCATTGCTGATTTTGAAGTCATCTAATAGCCCTTGTGTGGCTTTTGGTTCGTCAAACTTCTCAAAGTTAAGCGATAAAGCGATTTTAAGGACATACTCTAAAACGTCTTTGCGTTTAATATAATCATCCTTTATTTTCCAATCGTCATTATCTGCGGTAAAAGACTTTTCAAAAGGCACGATAAGCAAACGTCTGTATGTTCCATTTGACTTATTTCTAAACTTTGGCAAGAAGTTAGTGGATTGTATAACCAGCTTATTAAATACTGCTAAGGTGGGTTGCTTTCCTTTCGCTTCAATCGGTACTGGGTCGCCAGTCACTACTGAAAAGTAATTTCCTGCGTTGTCTAAGTAACTGACTTGGCTGTCATCTCCAATAATACAAGTTTTGCCAACGACTTGGGAAAGGGCGAACCGTTCCGCAAATTGTTCAGCTTTGACACTTGCGACGTTCTCACGTCCGATTAAGTTCATGATGAGACTTTGAAAAGTCCCTTTGCCGTCATTTCCTTTACCGACGAGCCAAACGCCTTTACGATAGGAGTAATTGCCGTTGGTACTTGCGGAAATAATCTGCCATAAAAGGCTGACAAGCTCTTCATCTCCACTCATTAAATCATTGAGCCAGTCATCTACGTTCCAACCGTTAATATTGGGTACTTTAGCTTTTGCGTTGTACTTGGTCGCAATGGTTGACGTAAAGACGTATTTAGGACTGAATGGCTCTAATTGCTGGGTTTTCTTATTGAAAATACCGTTCGCTACTGGGATAAGATGAGCCTCTGCAGTCTGCTGTTTTACTTCTGATAAAGTTTCAAGTTTGAATAATACTTCTTTTGACCGTGCTTGACTGTATGACGGCTCTAGCCAATAAATGAGCCGATGAAAGAAGTTCTCATTTGTTTCATATATGCCTAGTTCAGGGTTATAAACGCCTAACAGTCCGCTTTGGTGGTCTAATTTGATGACTTTGAGCGTTTTATAGATGATTATAGCCGTATCTAAGGGACTTAGTGACTTGGGTGCGTTGCCGTCCTCTTTAGGTGTGCTTAAAAATAAGTTACGGTGTTCAAAGAATAGTTTTCTAACCGCTCTAAGCGTTTGAGTATTTGCTTTGACATAGTCAGGGCTATTGATGATTTCTTTTTCTTGTTCCAGCCAGTCTTTTAAGCATTCCTGATAACCTGTGACATTAATGACTTTTTTGCCGTCTTCGCCATAATCTGTGAAGTCCTCTATTTTAGGTTTTGGACTTCTTACGTTTCCCTGTGGTGTTTCTGCCACAAGTTTATCTAATTGGTCTGTCATGACTTCCTTTCTATTTCATCTTGAATACACTTTTCCAAATAGTTGCCAGCTCGTCATCAGGTAAGGGCGGACTGGTTCGATTGTTAAAGGTTCGCAATAAGTCCATGCAATGATTGTTATCAATGCCGATTTTTCGCCAGTAGTGAAGAATACGGTTCGTGTCATTGTTTCGGTTGCCTTTTCGTGCGCCTTGGTTGAATAGCTCCCACATTTCAGCGCCATAAGTTCGGCTACTTGTGCCAGTTGTTGCGCGTGCCTGCGGTCGTTGTATCATTTCAAGTAACCAGTCAGGGCAATCGCAAAGACTATCGAAAGTTAAGGGCTTATTGGTTTCGGTATCATTCAAAGGGATATAATCGCCGTCTGTGCGTTTACTTGGGTAGATTGGTGTGAAGTGTGTTTTTATCTCCACGCCGTCCGCTAGTTCGCTGACAATCGGCTGACTGAATAGCTCTTTGGTAACTTTAAAGAAAACATGCAAGCCGTTGCCTGTGGGTGTTTTCTCAACATAGGTACTTAATATTTCGCCCTCGCTGTGTTCATTCCATAAGCGACTGAAAACACTCCGCCCATTCTGTCCGTTTTGGTGCTGGTCTAAGTCAATACAAATCAAACCGCTATTTCTAAGATTAATCATGATGTTACGGTTTGGTATTTCATCAAACCACGCGCTCGCTGTGATTTCGTCAAGTGTTCCGCTTGAAGTTCCTTTTATAACAGCCCTCTCACTTTTGCCTGGAGGATAACCAGCGATAACAGAAAAGCCACGACTAATACAGTTTAGGGCTTGTTCTTTGGGTGTCAATGGTCATTCCTCCTGAAAGAGTTGGTCAATCCAATCAAGTTCAGCAAGCGTATAGCCATTGACTGCATTATTAATCGCAATGCCTGTCCGTTGCTTTTTAATGATTCCAGCTCTGCGTTCGTCTTCATTAGTTGGGATAAAATAGCCGTTATCAATTGAACCAATGGCGCAACCTTGCTTGTGGAGGTGCTCAATTCTACTCTGTAAAGTTCTAAAATCAATATCAAGGGCTTGTGCTAAGATTTTGCCTTTGACAGCTCGGTCAATTCCTCGATGTTCAGCAAGAAATTTTATAATGTTTTGGTCAATTTTTTGTAAGTCAGTTATCTTCATTGAGATACCCCCAAATTCTAGTAATCGTTTCTAAAAATTGCTCATAGCTTGCTCTCTGTCTAGCTTCGCCAATCAAGGCAAACATTAAAACAGTAATAGCTTCGTTGCTTGTATCGCTGATAAGATACTCTAAATTGTCCTTATTGTTTTCATTTTCAAGGACATCAATCGTAATTTTCATGGTTTAGTTTCCTTTATCTGTATTTTTATAATAGCCAGCTCTTTACCTAAAAATGGTACTGGTTGCGTGCATAAGTTTCTTTTCACTCCGCTGGGTAAGATTATGCCCGTACTTGCTTCAAACTGCTGTATTAAGTCGTATTTGACTGCTCGTGCATTGTGAATCATCTTAAACGGGTGTTTGCCTACTGGTCTAAAACTATTCCGTCCGTACCGTTTTATAGCCGTATAACCTTGGTGGTGTTCAATCATTTCGCTACCTCATCAAAGAGACTGATTTCTCCGCCCTCTTTTTCGCCCTCAAAGCGGACACCGTGCTTATATTTACGAACTTTAAAGCTATAATCAACTGTGCCTGTATTGGCGTTCAATGGGTCTAATTTTTCAATCTGCTTGTCTGTAAGTTTTGTATGATAGGCTTTTAAACTTCGCAACCCTACGCTATCAATACCAGCCACATAAGCGCAAACCCTAATAATATTTGTCATTTTCTCAATCCTCTTTGCCTTGCCTGACAAGTCGTTAAATATCTAAGGCGATGAACTTGCATATATCATCAATTAAATAGTAAATAAGTGAAGTTTTGTATCTTGGTTTATAGCGATTCAATCCGTGCTTTTCCCAATTATCAAGAGTGCCGTCGGATATATCTAAGTCCTCCATGACACGCTTTTTAGAGATATAAGGTAATACTCGCTTTTCATTTCTGATTTTGAGCTGTGTACCAAGATACTTATTAAATAGGCTGATGACTTTATCAACTAAACCACGCGCCACAAGGCTTGTTAAATTATCGTCATTCACTTCCTGCCTCCTTTGGCTTCTCTTTTTTCATAATCAAACTAGCTATTTCATTGATGTCTTCCACTCGTTCACTCATCATATAAAACGATGTCATTAAAGTATCTTTCAATCTATCCAATTCGTATTCCCTACCTCCTTTTTCGAGTCCGTAAATTCTTTGTACTTCATCAAAAACCATTGTTAGGATTGCTGAAACCTCAGCATTTTTTAAATTAATATCTTCAATCATGCTTTGCCTCCGTTTTTACGTTTAGAGATAACTTCCAGTACTGCATACGTTAGTTTGTCTTCACTAATTCCTAGCTCATTAGAAAGCTCTAAAACATCTTCGGAACTGATAATATCAAATGCCGTCAATGCTTTGTGCTGGGTTTTTCTACGTTGTCTTTCCTGACGAACACCTCGGTTAAAAGCTACATCATAAAGATATTCGTAAACAAAAACACGCATCCAGTCCCGCCAATTTTCTTTATTGGCATTGTGATAGTCCATCAAGATAATTTTTTCCTCGATAATGTCAGCTAATTGCATAACACCCTCTGTAACGCACCCCTTATAATCTGTTTGTTTAATTTCTTGCTTAATGCGGTAGCGTTCAGCTTGATTATTAGTGATTTTAAGTTTTAAAGGGTGCTTAGAATCTAGGTAAAAAAGTTTGCTTGTGATTATCCCTAAGGCTCTATCTTTCTTATCGAATGAAAGTGTTATTCCTGCCCTACTTTTATAGGCATTTAAATCAAATGTTTTAAATTTCATGCTTTACCCTTTAACCTTTCGTCATGTATCTAGCGTATGAAGTTACGGTTCTAAACGTGCGTTCTAAGCCTTGTTTCGTCCAAACCGTCCAAGTGTGAGCGATTGGGTCAAACTGCACTTGTGCGCCTGTGCGTATGCCGTGGGTTGGGTAAATTACATCAATTGTATTATTCATTTTGTTTTTATTCTCCAATTTGTTATAATTAGAGTAAGAAAAGCGCGTGATATTGCGTTTTGCTACTCTAATTTGATAAAAAGCTGTCAACGGTCGCCAAACTTTCAGACGGCTTTTTTATTTACTAAAAATTGTTTTATTTCATGAAACGCCATGCCTAGCTCTAACAGTAAGATAATGCTGTCAGTATAGCGCCTGAGCGTTTCTTTTTGTTCTGCGGTTAATTTATCGCCCGACTGTTTAAAGCTCGTCAGACTGCGATATTTTCCGCTTGTCGTAAGTTGTACGAGTAAATCAAGAATGATTTTGTGATAGTACGGTTTCGACTGTTTGCTTTGCATGATTGCGGTGTCTAGTTTGTTCATAGGCTAGCAATTTTCAGCAATAGCGGAAACAACGGCATTGAAAACCTTATTTTTAACTTCTTGAGGTTCATTATCTCGTGTTAGACTTTGAGCAGTCTTTTCGGTTACTCCTAAGACTTTCGCAAGGTCTTTCTTTGTCATGAGCTTGTCAGCCTGAACTCGTCGCAAGGCTTTTTTCATTTCTGGGGTTAGTAGTGGCACTTTTTACCTTCTTTCTTTTTTTTGTTTTACTTCTTTAGATATTTTCCTTTGACATTTATTATCTAAAAAGGTAAAATATAAGCATAATTAAAAGAGCAATCAACGAACTTATAAACCTGCTGGGGAGCTAGTTAAAAGAAGTCTTTGCTTTTTTGTTGAATAACTTAACTGAAAACTATTTTACTCTACAAGATAATAAAAGTCAAGTGTTTTTATCTAGAAAAGTAAAATAATTTTCGTGTTATGCTTGAAAGGCTGACATGACTATATTTGAAAGAGTACAAGAACTATCTAGAAAACAGGGGAAAACATTACAAAAAGTAGCTAATGACCTAGGGTTTGGCGACAACTATTTGTATACGTTAAAAAAACAAAAACCGAAAGCTGACAACCTTGAAAAACTAGCCGACTACTTCCATGTATCGGTTGACTATTTACTAGGACGTGCTGAAGCTAAACCAGTCAACGAACCGATAGACTTGGCGGAAGTCGCAAACTCTGATGATGACGCTATTTTTGACAGTATTCTAAGTGCTGGTGGTCGCCCTTTGACCGAAAAAGACAAAGCTATGATTAAATTAGTTTTTGCTGACCGTTGGGAAGAATTGCAACAAAAAGCTAAAGACTTGAAAGATAGTGAAAAATGAGGGCGTTAAATGAATCAAGAAGAATTGACCGCTCTTATAGTAATCAAGATTGAAAACTTAGGCATAGATTACAGAACATTTGAATATGATAATCAAAGAGCTTGGATAGATACAAGGCTTTGTATTGGCGGTTATAACCCAAATTTAGCTACGCCTTTTGACCATGCTCACGAGTATATGCACGCTTACTACGAAGATGATAGACGGCTAGGCGAATGTGATACGTTAAGCCCTACGGAAAAAAGAGCCAACAAAGAAGCTATTTTAATGCTTTGGGATTGGTTCATACAAAATGGCGGTAACTTTGATGATATAACACAGTTTTGTGAGATAACTGGTTGCCACTATGACGCCACTAAAAGACTGATAACATCAATGTGTTGCGATACAACTACAAAGAACTTTCGTGAGTGCGCCATTGATTACGTTAGCCATTTTGACATTATCACGCGCGACACGTTAAATATATACAACTTCTTAGACTTTTACGGCTATCATCACAACGCTTATGACGAGGCGCGTGCGTTGCTGTATGAGCTGTGCTGGTTTGAGTTGGTGGGGTAAAGTAATGTAGTTCTTAAATTAAAAAAATACTAAAAAGAGAAAGAAGTAATATGGGAAGTTGGCGAAATAGACCAAAGCATATATCAGAACTTAAGGCGGATATTCCTTATGTTGTTGCTATAGATGAGAGTGGTAGTCCTAGTTTAAAATATTTACAAAAAAAGCTATCCTCAAATACTGAAGATAACTGTGAACTTAATGATATTCATTTTAATGTAACTGCTTGTTTAATGGAGACCTCTCATTTTATAGAATCTCAAGATATGGTTATGGGAATAAAAAATAAGTTTTGGTCAGAAGGATGTGCTAATTATAAAGGGGATAAAAAGAGAGTTTGCTTTCATTCTACAGAAATTCGTAGAAGAACTAATGCCTTTAATTTTGATAGCTTAGATAAGCACAAAACTTTTATTAATGAATTAGGACAAGTTATGTCTGATATGAATGTAAAATTATTCTCTTCACATATCAATAAGCTGGAACTAATCAAACAGTATTCTACCCCTTATAACCCCTATGAGCTTTCACTAACTTTTATTTTTGAAAGACTTTCTTATGAAATCGGCAAAAAGAAAGCTGTGATAGTATTGGAATCCAGGGGTAAAAAAGAAGATAAAGTTTTGTTGAAACATATCGTGAAAATGATAGACCAAGGTACAAGATTTCTTAATAAGTCAAAGTTTTCTTTTATTGAAGGTGTTTACTTTAATGGAAAATGGGAAGAAAAATCGAACAATCTAAAATCATATTGGATATTGGAAATGGCTGATTTGTACTGTTATCCGCTTTTTAAATTCGGAAAACTAAACGAAAAAGACCAGACTTTCCAGTGCTGTGAAGAAAAGATAATTTGTTATCCCGATTACATTGGGAAAGGTTTCAAAAAGTTTCCATATAACAAAAAAACGCCCTAAAAAGGACGTTCGCCCGCAAACTCGCGAGCCCCAGAGAGTCATTAGCTCTCACTAATATTATAACATAATCGGAATAAGTTACATAATATATAGTGGTGAACTTTGCATTTCTCTAAATGAATATTTACAAATATAACCAGTCAAGGAAAGGTCTAGCAACATGAAACTATCGGACTACTTAAAGAGTATTGATAACTTAGATGAAAAAATGGAAAAGGCTGTAATTATAGCTGGGTATGAGAGAATGTTTGGAGAACACTACAGACTACCACAAGAACAGTTTGCTGACCTGATGGAATTACCTTTGCCAAAATTAAGAAGAGTTATTCATGAAATGAAAAAAGCAATAGACTAGAACTTTAATAGTGCTAAAGTCTATATAGCTGTGAACCTTAACATTTCTCAACATAGTTCTAAAGGTTCAAAAAGTAAACAAGGGAAAAATGCCTGCGTTAAAAGGCTTTTGCCAATATAGCAAAAGCTCAAACCTTTAGTATTATTTAGTGCTGGTAACGCAAAAGATGACACTACCAAAGTTATAAAACACGCGCAAATCCAGTAATAACAATGACTGACGGATATATTAAAACACTAGAAAGGATATAAAATGAAAGTAAATAATAACGAACAAAGAGGTATTAATAAAAAAGTTATTGCCAAAACTATAATTTTCTTATTTGGTGTATTAATACTTCTAATGATAAGGGTATTTTTAAAAATTAACTTGATGCCGTCAATGTTCATTTCATTGCTTTTTGCAGTAGTAGTATTGAAAAATCCTGAAAATAAATATATGAAAATAGGACGTATAGGTCTCATTGCCGTTTTATCGATACTCTCAATACTTTCTTTAGTGTTGCGATGAACAGTATACTATAGCAAGTCCTAAATTTTAGGAATGCAAAATAAAAAGCGCTTGAGCGCACGCGAAAGAGGAAAATAAAGTGGATAATATTACGAACGAATCAGATAACCTTATTCAAATTTTTAGTCATAACCCATTAGCACTTATCTCATGTATTATATTGGGTATTGGCCTTCTATTTACTTTTGCTAGTAGACAGTTTATTTTAGTTAGAGTGCTTTTAGGAAATGTAAGTTTTATTAAACAACGAATTCTTGGAGTTATTTTTGGAATAGTTGGTGCCTTATTACTTCTTTTTGCAACAGGTAACTTGAATCTTTAATAAAACAAATCACTTGCTCAGCTAATTTTATATAAATATATATCGGCAAAGAGACTTTGATTTGAGAAAAAGAGGTGTGAATATAGTACAACACTTTTTCATCTCGTGTTGTGTCTTGGAACGAAACGGAAAGGAATGATTATAACAATGATAACAAAAAAAGAGATAAAAGATCGCTTTGAAAGAACTTCTGGAGGTATTTTAAGCGGTGTAGAAATAATTACTGATAAAAATACTGGCGTACAATATATGGTGGTTAATAAAGATTCTGACGGTTGTGGAATAACACCGTTGATAGACAAGAATGGCAAACCACTGTTAGCTAAACCAGATTCTGAATCGCATTTTGATTTATATTAGTATATAAACTCTAGATAAATTTTGGGATTATACCCTGATAAGTCAATTTCATGCCAACATTTGCCAACAATTAACAAGTGTACTTTTAGGTACGCTTGTTCAGTATGATACTGACAGCATGTAAATTTTGTATGTTGCTAGAATTTGCTGTGTATTTGTAACTACGGAGCTATAACATTTTTGTTTTGAATGGGTACACCTCAAAGTTACCCCTGACCGACGTGATGTCGGTATAGCTTTGTCTAGTGTTGATAACCTCCACAACTTTGAGGGCGTTAAAATCTTTACAACCTGAACCGCTATCAGTTTGCTTACATTTTGCAATGGGCTTTGTGGTTGTCGTTTGGTTGCGGAATGGTTGACGGCTTCCCCATTTATATGGGGAATAACTACATGTAAATTTTGTATGTTGTTCATACCCTACGTGATGTCGGTATAGCTTTCTGCCACAAGTGGCAAAAACGAAAATTTCGTTGTTGTTATTAAGGGGTCGTGATTCGCGACTTGCTAGGGAGGAACGAATCGGTACCCCCTTTTTTAGGGTCTCCAAAATCTCACTATATTATACAGAAAGAAGTTATATTATTTTATGGAAGTAAAATATAAAAACAAATCAGTCGAAGTATGGGAAATTAGTAAAACAAATGAACAACCTGATTGGGTTAAGCAAGCGTTTAAAGAGAATTATCTTTCTTGGTATGGGGATAGATTAAAAATTACTATGATGGGAATAAAACCTAATACAAAAAGAAATATAGCAATTGGATTAAAGGGTGTTTTGGGGACTTTTAATAGTTTTGGTTCTGTTTGTTTTATGGGGGATATCGGGGATTTTTTAGATATAACAAACGGTAGAGTAATTTCTAAAAAATATTTTATTAAACACTACTACATTAAAATAGATGATGAGTAA